CAAATTCAAAAGATCTTACGTTTACTCCCTCGAATGTTGTTGCTGTATAAGGGTTTACTATCACACCTGATTGTAATTCTGCAACCTGACCGGCTCCACCCATTGAATTCTTTAGTCTTTTTGTAATATTTGAAATAATATCTTCTGATCCAACTGCTGTACCTGAAGCTTTAGCATTTGCTAGAGCACCAAACATACCAAGCTCACCACTACCATAATTCATACCATCCTGTGTTGTTATACCTACGGGTATAAAGAGATGAATCTGATTGAACTCAGGTTCTTTCTTTCTAGCCATCGTAAAGGATATATGAGGAAATCCCTGCTCTGATATCTTGGACCTGAGTGTTTCAGGGAATGTTAATATTTTCATGTGTCTGATTACCCTTATAAATAATAGTACAATTAATAACTTATAGATCTATTTATATGGCTTATAAAGGCAAATACACAGTAAAGAACAAAAAGAAATACGTTGGTGACCCTACCAAAGTAACGTATCGATCACTCTGGGAGCGCAATGCATTTAGATGGGCTGAATCTAGTCCTCAGGTACGTGCATGGAACAGTGAAGAGGTTGTTGTACCATATAAGTGCAAGACTGACAATAAGCTACATAGGTATTTTGTTGATATGCTTGTTGAAATGACCAATGGTGAGATTATCCTTGTTGAAATCAAGCCAAAGAAGCAGACTATACCACCTAAATCAAGTGCAAGAAAGACGAAGAAGCATCTAAATGAAGTGACTACCTATATCAAGAACACTTCTAAATGGACTGCTGCTCAGCAATATGCAAAGCACAAAGGATGGAAGTTTCAAATATGGACCGAAGATACTTTAAAGAATTTAGGTATCAAAGTACTGAAAGGATGATATAAATAGTTATATGGCAAGTTTATTCGATACATTACAAGCACAAGCATTTAGAGCAGGCGTAACTCCTAGGACGAAGGAGTCTCAACTGTGGTTTCAGCGTAATATCAGAAAGTTAGGTGATGTAAATAGAAGATCTGTACTCAAAGACGATGCATTAGAGACTACCACTAAGCCTAAGGTCGGAGACATGGTAATGTATTTCTACGATCCTAAGCATAAGGCAACACTTCCTTATTACGATAGGTTCCCTTTAACTATTATGGTTGAACCTGCACCTGGTGGATTCTATGGATTGAACCTTCATTACCTATCTCCAGGCGTTCGTGCAAGATTCCTTGATGAGCTTATGAACCTTGGGCCTACGAATCTAACAGATACTTCACGCTTGGCAAGACTACGATATAAGACTCTTGCAAGTGTAAGGAAATTCAAAGAATTCGAACCGTGTTATAAGCATTATCTAACGCCTCATGTTAAATCAAAGATGGTAAGAGTACCTATGACCGAATGGCAAATTGCAATATTCTTACCAACCGAACAATTCAAGAATGTTAAAGCCCAATCGGTGTGGCGATACTCAAGGAAACAATACTCACAATGAATAGTATAGATAACCTCAAGTCAGTGATATCAAAGAAGGGCGGTCTTGCTATGCAAAACCGCTTCCAAGTATTCTTTCAGCCACCTACTGCAAACAGTATGAAGTCCTTATTGAATAAGGATCCCAAGTCATTGGTTGGCGATATTGCAAAGAATGCTATTGCTGGTGGTTCTATAAAGAATCTTATACCTGACCCACGTGATATATCTATATTGTGTGAAACTGTAAGTTTACCAGGCAGACAGATCACTACACTTGATTATATTGCAGAGAAACAAGGAATCAAGATACCATACAGTATTATTAATGAAGATGTTACAATGACATTCACACTCACTAATGATTACTTTATGAAGAAGCTATTCGATAGCTGGATGTCTGGTATCTTTGATGTTGAGAACTATAGAGCAGGATACAAGAAAGACTTTACAACTGATATAGTTATACAGCAATTAAATCAACAAAATATTCCTGTTTACGGTGTTAGATTAGAGGGTGCATTCCCTACCACCGTAAACGCGATAAACCTGGACAGTGGTGCTGAAAATACTGTTCAGAAGATGAGTGTGACTTTGAGTTACGAAAACTATGTAGCAGAAGATATAGTAGACACAATTAAGTCTGCTATAGGAAGCGCTTCTGATACGCTTGGATTTTAATATATAGGAGAATATAATGGCATTACCGAAGATAAGTGTACCCGTGTACGATATAGTATTACCATCTACTGGAAAAACACTTAAGATGAGACCATATCTAGTTAAAGAAGAGAAGGTCTTAATGATTGCATTAGAGTCTAGTGACCCAGGACAAATTGCAGATGCTGTAAGAAGCGTTATTAAAGAATGTTATAGTTTAGACGACATTAATAGTCTAACCACATTTGACATAGAATATCTATTCTTGCAACTAAGAGGAAAGTCTGTAGGCGAAGAGATGGAGCTACAGATCAAATGCGAGAAGTGTGAAGAACTAAATCCTTTTCACGTAAATGTAAATGATATTACGATAACTAATGTCAATGAACATAATAATATAGTAATGCTAACAGACACTGTTGGTATTAAAATGCGTTGGCCATCAGTTAAAACGTTTGGTGCAATAAATGTTGAGAAACTAAATTCTGTAGAAGGATTAATGGATCTTATCATAGAATGTATTGAAAGCATATTTGATGAAGACGCGGTATATGACAGTAAGCAAACATCTAAAGAAGAAATGATAGACTTCATAGAAAATCTTAACTCCTCTCAGTTTAAAAAGGTTCAAGGTTTCTTTCAAGATATGCCGATTGTTGAATACGTAAATGATTTAGTATGTGATAGTTGCGGTGAAACAACCAAAATAGAGCTAAGAGGTCTACAAAGTTTTTTTTCATAGGCCTCTCACATGAGAGTTTAATTAATTACTACAAAACTAATTTTGCATTAGTACAGCATCATAAGTATAGTTTAACTGAGCTTGAGTCAATGTTACCGTGGGAGAGGCAGATATATGTTAGTCTGTTGCAGCAACATATTGAAGACGAAAACGAAAGGATTAAACAAAGGAGAAAATAATGACAGAAGAAACTAAGGTAAGCCACCATCCAGCCGATACTAATGGCGATGGCAAAGTAAGCCCTGGTGAACATGACATGTATATGGAATTCAAGCGTAAAGAGCTTGAAGATGCCGATGCGATGCGTGATGCTCAACGTAAAATGGCTTGGTTCTCTTTATTTGGTATGCTACTATATCCCTTCTCTGTGGTACTTGCAAGTCTATTTGGCTTAGAAGAAGCTATGAAGACTCTTGGCAGTATGGCACCAACGTATTTTGTAGCGGTTGCTGGTATTGTTGCAGCATTCTTTGCATCACAAACACTAGGTAAAAAATAGGAATAACTCATGGCCGACGATAATTCAATAAACTTTCAAGAGCTAATAGATTTAATGGCTAAAAATAATCAGTCTACACTAGAAATTGAAAGTGATGGACGTAACACTCGTCGCCATCTTTTAGAAATGAAAAAGATGCAAACCACAGCTCTTGAAACATCTAAAAATATGACAGCTGTATTTCATGACTTTTTTGAGTCTATGGATGCAAGTTCTTTAGAAAAATCTGAAAAAGAAAATGAAAGAGCTTCTATATTTGAAGAGATTAGAGATTCTCTTAATAGTGGTATACAAGTAGAAGATACAAGTAGCAATAGCTCTGGTGGTGGTGGCGGTGGCATGATTGGCAAGCTTGGTGGTATGATGGGCGGAGCTGCTATGGCCGCTGGAGCATTACTTGCGGGTGTAGGTATAGGCGCAGCTGGTCTTACATATGCTATGGGCAAGATGGAGGAGTTAGACACTAAAAAGATTAAAGAAAACGTTGATGATCTATTGTCGATGGCCGAGTCTGATAGAATGACTGTAGGTAATGTTGCAGGAGTTTCTGCTACAATGCTAGCTTTGGGCATTGGCTTAGCTGCATTTACTATAGGTGAAGGTGCTTCAAAGGCCGTTAATAAATTCTCTGAAGGTAGTGACTGGCCGCAAGATATTAAAGATAACGTCGAGTCATTATTATCTATAGCTGATATACCAGGCATGGGTGGAGATGCTGCTGCTGTAAGCACAACGTTAACTGGTCTAGGCATAGGCCTTGCAGCTTTCGGTATTGGTAAAGCTGCTGATGGCGTTGGTACTGCAATATCATCATTCACTGAAGGTAACTTTGCTGATAATATTAAGAAAGAAGTAGAAACTCTACTATCAATAGATACTGGCTCGGGTATGGATACTATAAAGCTAGTCGCAACAATGAGTGGTTTAGGATTAGGTTTAGCAGCGTTTGCTGTAGGTAAGGCTGGTTCAGGTGTCGCTGACGCAATAACAACATTTCAAGGAACTAACTTTGCACAAGATATTAAAGACGAAGTAGAGACACTATTATCTATTGACACTGGTGCTAAAGGGGATGTAAAGAATTTTGTGAAAACTATGTCTGGCTTATCTGCTGGACTTGTAGCATTTGCTATAGGCAAAGGCGGAGCAGGCGCTGCTGATGCTCTTACTCAGTTTACTTCTGGTGATAACTTTGCTGAAGATATTAAGAAAGAGGTTGATACATTATTAACCATTGGTGATGGTGCTGATATGGAAAGAACATTAGCAGCAACTGGATCTTTAGTCGCTCTTGGTGCTGGCCTGACTGCATTTGGTGCTGGTAAAGGTGTCAATGCTCTTGCTGACCTAGGGTCTTCTATTGTTGGATTCTTTACTGGATCTAAGAGTCCTGTAGAACAAGCTATTGAAGTAGGTGAAAGGGCTGATACTATTCAGGCTGGTGCAAATGCATTCGGTGCATTTGCTGATGTATTTGAAAGAATGAGTACGATGGGTGATATATCACTTGACATGGATGGTGCTATTGAAGAAATGACAGAATACACCAAGCTTTTAGAAACCATATTACAAGGTGGTACATTGACTACAGGTAAAAACTTTAAAACAGATGGCCTTGCTAACCTTACAGGAGATGTTGATAAAGCTGTTAGTAATATTAATAGAGTCCGTGATGTATTACAATTACAGTCTAGCGGAAGTGATGTCCAAAGTAATGATAACAAACAAGGCGACAAGGTTATAAATCTTTCAGCCGAAAATCAAGCATTAAGATTACCTGAAAATAAGTCATCTTCAGGAGAAAATATTACAGTAGCAAGTGCTAATAATAGTAAACAGTCTAATGTAAATATTATTAGCACTCCACCTATCAATAGAATCAACAGTACAGTAAGTGGTGCTTACGCATAGTGAGCCAGCGTGAATGGAATTATATAGACAAGGGGATAACCCTATTAACTTACGCTGGTGCACATAGACCAATAAACACATAACACATAAGGAGTCATCTAATGGCTTATAGTCAAAAGCTGCTAGATCATTACGAAAACCCTCGTAATGTGGGTACTATGGACGAAAATGATAGAAATGTAGGTACTGGCATGGTTGGAGCCCCTGCATGTGGTGATGTTATGCGTTTACAGATAAAAATAGATGATAATGACATCATTATTGATGCTAAATTTAAGACTTATGGCTGTGGTTCAGCAATAGCATCATCCAGTCTTCTAACAGAATGGGTTCAAGGTATGCATATTGATAAAGCTGAGCAATTACGAAATACCGATCTTGCAAGCGAACTAGCCCTACCCCCGGTAAAAATACATTGCAGTGTATTAGCTGAAGATGCTATTAAAACTGCTATAAGAAATGTAAAAGAAAAAAAAGGGACTCCTAAAAGTCCCTAAGTGTTTCTATGTTGATGTATTTGGTAAGGATCTTCCCTACTTCTTTTTATACCTCATGTTGCCTAGCCCTGTTGAGCTAGCTTGTCGAAGTAAGACAGTGTGTCTTCTTCACCCTCATCACTAGTGCTAAACGGCGCACTTTCAGCTGCAGCCATCATTGGCTGTTCTACTACAGGAGCAGACTCCATCATTGGAGAAGTATCTATAGAGATATGACCTGCGTCAATACCTAATACTTTATTCAACTTAGCTTTAAGTTCATCATAAGACTTATAGTTCTTAGGATCAGTGAAGTCTGCTAGAGAATGTAGTTTATTATATACACCTTCTAGTCTATCTTCTTCACCGTTATATAGTGCTGCTGCTGTAGCAAACTCTGACTTATCATAGTTTACCCAACCTTCGACTTTACGGATCTTAATCTTAAAGTCAGCACCTTCCCAAAAATCATAAGGGTTTACAGGATCTTCATCTGCAAATTGTGGTTGCATAACATCCATGATTTTATCAAAGATCTTTTTACCAAATTTGTAAAGATATACCTTCCCTTCATTATCAGGGTTTGCTGGGTCCGAAACAATCAAGACATTTGATACATAGTGTAAACGTCTCTTCCTATCTCTTGCGGTGGCCTTATCTTCATCTCGACCAGTATTCCACAATACTGAATTAGCTTCAGATACTGGGTCTTCCTGTCCGATTGAAGTTAAGCTGTTTTCGATATACCATAGACCATTAGGTCCTTTAAAGCCATGATCCCAATACCTTACCCAAGGAAGATCTGAACCTTCTCCTGCTGGTAGGAATCTAACTACGGCGTAACCGTTCCCTGCTTTATCCCGAGTGGGCTTCCAAAACCGATCATCATCGTAAGATTTTGTTTCAGTTTTAGTTGACACAGCTTCTGCTGCTTGTACGAGTTTGTCGATTGACGAGCCTCGCGAGCTCTTTAGATTTGCAAATGACATTGTATTTTCTCCGTATTGCAGTGTATTAAGACTTAATTGTCTTTTCTATTTTTATTTCTGAATTATCCACTTTATACATTATATTATAACACATTTTCATGTGTTTGTAAACCCCTTTTGTAATAATTTTATACACTTATTACGATCAAAGTTTACGAAGGGTGTATACTTTTCAATCTTCCGTTTAGTATCAGGCCATATAATGGTGTCTGATATCTTCACAGATTCTCTAGGTATAAACCCAAATATAGCATTAAGAATAACAACAGTCTCTAAACTAATTTCCTCTTGCAGCCATAACTTTATGAGACGAGGATGTTGACCGTCTACGGATTCAAATAACCTATTGAATATAACATCCTCTTCTCCTAATCTATTTATATCTATAGAAAACACACGATGAATACTTTCTTGTATTCTTTTATGGTCCCTATAGTTTTGTTCAGCCTCTGCATCCATCATATCTCCAACATAGCTAAGGCCTGCTTTAAAGTTAGAAATATAGTAATCCTTTAATTCTTTGTTATGCTTCTTCGCTAGCTTAGCAAAGAAGTACTTATCCTTTCTATTAAAGAAAGACTTAGGGGTAACATTAGACTTAAAGTTATATTTAACTGCATCGTATCCAGTCTCAAAATGTAGCTTCAAAGCGTTGTATAGTTTATAAGATTCAAAAGGATCAGTCATTATAAAATTATCTCTGAGCTTATCATAAATATAGTAAGTATAGTACTACAAATCATAATACATATACACAGTTTAAAAAACCCTGATACAATTGCAGTTAAAAATTTCATATGTTTAGGACATAACTCCTACATATAGAGCTTCAATATCTTCAACTTCACCAACAACCTCATGCAAACTCTGCTTATGATATATGGTGGCCATCTTCTTTAAATGCTTCTTATCAATTTCTACATCTTCAACGCAAGATTCAACTGCTTCTTTAATAAAGTCCTTTTGAGCTTGTATTAAAGTCAATGCATTGCTGATTTCTACAATACAGTCTTTGATACGAGTTCTATCGGTTGGTGATGATGGTACAATAACGTTACTCATAATATTCTCCTAAACGGGTAGTTTATTACCCTTTTTTCCTCTGATTAGATTTAGTCTTAAAGCTTCTTCTTCCATTTTATCTTTAAGAGAGTCAGTCAATAGCTTTTTTAAGTTACTATAGTCCATCCCTCTTTCTTCTATAATGTAAGAAGCAGCATCTATATAAGACATATTCCCTTTCAACACTAATTGTTCTACGGCTGTTGAGAACCGCTTCCTCGTCATAATCTTTTGTTCTATATCTATTTTCATAATGCCCTGAGCAGTATACAATCGGCGTTGATTCTACCATTGGGTTCACTAACTTTTGTTGTAAGAGTACCCCATACTTGTTTGTCGATTTGCTTAATTGATTTACTTAAGATCAATGGAAGTATATCTTCTGGTTTTCTCAACGTTGTTTGTTTACTTGCCGTTTCACAGATATTCTTTATGGTAGTACCACTTACCTCAAACCCTTTCGTTGAATTTGTAACCAATTGTATAAGCTTTCGTGTCTTAACATTGTATACAAACAAAACATCGCTTCCTGGAATCATAACAGGATTGATTGAACTAATCTTAGATTCAATATCTTCTACCTTGAACTTAAGACTCTTTATTTGAACATCTGATGCTTTAGTCTTCTTAGCCTTTGGAATTTTAACGGCTTTGTTAGCCACCTTAAGCTTGTCTAGATCTTCAAATATGGTCTCCATTAAAGCAAGCATTTTCTTTTGATTGCGCTTACTTATATGAGAATAGGCTTCTACAGCTTGATCACACGTATTGCTATATGCATCTTTAACTGGCTGATACTCTGCCATGATCATCTCTTTAAACAAGTTAAGAGTAGAACCTTTTAATTGATATTGCTTAAACAGTTTATACGTATCAAACTCTTGTTTGAAATCTCCTTCAATCCAACCATCAACAACTACATCCCAGTCTACACAGATAGTATCGATTAACTTGGCCTTTTGTCTATCTTGAATAGATATCACTGGAGCTGCAACTGTTTTGACTTCAACATCTTCAGCTGTAGCCAGCGCTCGCTGGTAGAGAGATTCAAGGGTAACACCCCAACGCTTTAATTCTGGCTTCGTATACTCATATCCTCGAGTGTAGATCTTAGCAACTTTACCTATTTCTAATGAAAGTTCCCAATCCTTGAGTTTCTTAAGAGTCTTAATCTTGTTCTTATCATACCCATAAGCTTCAGTAGCGAATGTAAGTACTGGTTGAATGTAATCCTTAGGCTTTAAATAATAGTTATACCAAGTAGCTGCATGAGCCCATAGACTATACCTATTTAGTACCTTAACGCCTGTTTCACCTGTTTGAAATACTGGCTCTGGGCCCATATGAGTTTCGTCAATGGATCCTCGATTCTTTCTTAACTTATTTCGTATTTTGTTATCAGCCATAGTATGCTCCTTTATAATATAGATCTATTATATCACAGTTATCGTTAAATGTAAAGGCTTTTTTCAAATATTTCTTTCGTAATTTTTAATACCCAACACATAGTTTTCTGCTGCATCTCTTGCATAATGTTCGCTACGCCCATTATACCATTCGATACCTAGCGCGATGTCATCAATATACATTCGTATACCGTAATGTGAGTCATCACCCAAAGTGCGTAGTATTTCAGCCTTACGATCTTTAAGATCACCTGAGCCGTTCATTTCGGATAACAACATATATTTACGAATTTTCATTGTGGTTTGCCTCCATCTCTTTTTTAAATTTTTCTCTTGCAAGTAATTTAACTTCTAATCTAGACAATTTTGGATATTGCTTTCGTATATCTACGCTAATATCATATATCTTATTTGAATCTTGAAATAAAAGATATGCTCCTGATATTAGTACCAAAAACAAACCAAGCAAAAATACTCCTAATAAAATATCCATACTATTTACCTATATGTTCCACATCCTTTCGTGGAATGACTTGATAAGCACCCTTATTATATGCGGGTGCCACAGTGAAATTCTTTGATTCTTTAACCTTCCAAGAGTTGTCTTCTGACTTAACTCTACATGGTGTAAGTGGAGCTGAAGGATAATGTTTGGTAGTCCGTACCGGATTCGAACCGGTGTTGCCGAGATGAAAACCCGGTGTCCTGACCTGGCTAGACGAACGGACCTTTGAAGCACTGAGTGCTATAGTCTTTCTCTTACGACCATATTGATCGTATCTTATTGATCCTACATAATTCATACCAATAGATCTCTTGGTGCGATATCCATTAATTCTTCCATTGGTTTACCCTCAGCAAGATAGACAACATCACCAATTGAATGATCGCCATGTGCTCGATGATATTCACGCTTTACAGAACCATCGTTTAAAGCAGTTTCTACATAGCCATTTTGTGCTGCTATATATTGAGTGCCTTTAGACCACTTCTCTACAGCTTGCTTGCGCAAAACTTCTTGGACCTTTTCAGTGTATTGTGTCATATGAACTCCTACCGTGCTCGGCTAGTTTAATTAATTCTTGTAACTTTTGTTCCCATAGCAATTTAAACTCGAGATTCTTTGCAGCATCTCGAGCTCTTTCTAAAGCAAAAATGCGACGCATTATCCTACTAGTCGTCCCAGTCATTTTTGCCCTCGTTATATGCATCCATTATAGCTGATCCAGCAATGAATGCTTGGGTGTCTTTATCAGAGTAATACATATTTTCTTTTTTAAAGCACTCGAGGCTTCCTGGTGATTGTCGCGCGGCTTTCTTGACAGAGGCCGAAAGTTTATTGTAATGATTATTTGGCTTCGAGTATACTCGCTTAACCGTTTTTTTAAATTCCTGCTTTTGCTGAGCTTTTTCAGCAGCAGCTTTGATCATTTGCATTCTATCCATATTGTTTCTCCATACTTAATAATATATTATATCACAGTTTACTGTGAATGTAAAGGTTTATTTTTAAACTTCTTCAATTGTTATTTTATACGCTTTGCCATTGATATCAGAGCAATTGATAGTTTTTATAGTTGATCTCATCCAACCTTCTTTAGGATGAAGGTCCATAGACACATGACTAACATTGGTCATTAGACCTCGACCTGAGTTAGCATCAGATTCAAGAGCAGGCTTAATGATAGTGTGTGCGATGTAGTCGCAATAAGCCATATGAGAATGGCCATGGTTATTTTTACTATAATCTATTTTCATGCCTCTTCCTCCGTAGGGAACATTGATTCCCAGCAAGAAGGAGTACAGCCAGAGATTAAAAACTCTCGCTGATCAGTGGTAGAATTAGGCATTGCGTCCTGAATAAGCATGCCTTCATGCCAAGCCATAAATTGCTCAGTAGTAGCAAATACTACCATTTGGTTTACTTTACCAGTTACTGGCGACGTTCTTTCAACGATAGTTCTCATATTATTGTACCCATATTTTATTGTATTTAGAAGGAAGATTTTCACAAGAGTAGTCATTATTATCGTAATTGACAACATTAACACACTCATTAGTAGTATTAGACCATAGTGCATCTGGCATTTCAAAAGCCGTTTCTATGGCATTAACTGTAACACCAATAAGAACTCCTGCTAGAGCTCCTATTACTACAGCCTTTACTCTATCTTTATTACTTAACATAATGTATTTCCTTATCAGTTTATATAGGTATTATATCATACAATTGATTATTTGTAAAGGTTTATTTTACCTTTATTTTAAATTAAATTTATGATTCCCATATTAGAGTTTTAAGTTTTTTTTCAGTTGGGATAAACCCAAGTGTTTGTTGGATTAATTCTTCGAGGTGATCAAAATTACCAGAAGAGAATTGAATGAGTTGTTTAGAGGCTTTAGATTTAATAAGTTTGTAAGTACAACCATGTGAAATTGCAAATTGGTTAAGTAAGTCTAGAGATTTAGTAGGGATGTGAAGTTGTGTGTTATAGACCATGTTTCTTTCCTTATCAGTTTATATAGGTATTATATCATACAATTGATTATTTGTAAAGGTTTATTTTCACCTTTTTCAGATCTTTTTGTTATAACCAGCACTTTTCATATAACTTTTTTTCAAGCCTGTGTGCTTCTTTTTCCCATGGTGCGTTGACGTATTTGTAATTACGAGGTTTTGCACCTTTCCAAGATAAGCTATATCCATCAAGCTCACCTCTTAAATATTGTTTTGCATGTACCATTTCATGCGCTAGTGTTTGCATCATAGCTTCATACTCAAGCTTTTCACCATTAGATGTACGAGCAATTTCTATTTTGGCATAGCCTTCTTTTTTACAGCCCCAACATAAGCCTTGAACTTCTTCATCTAATTTAGTCTTAAAATCTACGTGTATAACCTTAGACCACATACGATCAATCTTTAATTCTTCTGAAAGTTTTTGGACATAAGACATTACTTTTTTCTTATGTCGTATCTGCCCTTTAAGAACAAATATATTCAAGCAGCAAACTCCTTCGCTATCCAATTATGTAGCCAATGTAATTTAAACTCTTCTAATAAGTATCCATTCTCAGCTGCCTCTAATAGAGTATCTCCATTGCAAATAGTAACTTCAGAAGGATCAGCATTGTCCATGATATAGTCATTATAATCACTAAAAATATCATCACGATCTTCAGCCATAGCTTCATCAAATACCATATTTAAATAGTCTGTATTCATTACTCCACCTCCCAAGTCATTGCCATGGGGTAGAGAACGACTGGTGTCTCTTTCTTCTGCTCCTGCGCTCTGCGCGCATCACCTGCTTTGCGTGCTTTGCGGAAATCCGCAATAGCCTCTGCTTGGGTGCGTTGTGTGCTGGGGGTGGTGATTGTTATTTGTTTCATATTCAGCCTTTCTGTATTAGTTAATATAAGTATATTGTATCACAGTTTTGAGCAAATGTAAAGGCTTTTACCATTTATTTTCGTTATAGTCAATATAACTTTGGTGAATATATGGTTATAAGCTCATCCTTTCCTTTTACCTTGATATTGCCTATTTCATCGCATCTATATCCAGGAGGTAGTTGATCTCGAGTAAATGATGATATGATGGTCTTATACTCTATATACTCGTGACGAGCTGCTGTAGCTTCCAGTCTTGCTGCAAGGTTAACAGCATCTCCAATAACGGAGTAATCAAATCTGGACTCACTGCCCATATTACCAACAATACAATCTCCAGTATTAACACCAGTGCCAACATTAATGTCAGGTAGGCCGCGAGTCTTGTAAACGTCTTTGAGTTCATTTGTCTTTGCCTCTATTTCTATTGCGGATTTAACTGCCATCTCAGCATGATTTTCACAGGGTAATGGAGCATTCCAGAATGCCATTATACAGTCACCCATGTATTTGTCAATGGTTCCACCATTTGCTAATATGATCTTTGTCATAGCATCAAGGAATTCATTGACTAATTCTACTAACCCTTCAGGGTCATCATTGTTTTTATAGTGCTCTGATATAGGAGTAAACCCACATATGTCCATGAACAAGAATGTCATTTCTTTTCTATCACCGCCCAGCTTCATGAGTGATGGATCTTTGATTAACATATTAACCATGTCAGGAGATAGATATGTACCAAACTGTCCTTTGATTTGTTGTCTTAGTTTAAACTGAATCCAAAAGTTATTAAAGCTAGCTTGTGCAAAGATTATTATATATAAACACATAGCAAAAGTCCAATCAAGGAGATACATTGAATTCGTCCAGTGGTAAGACGAGAAAACAACAACAGATGAGGCCACAGTTGCAGCGACTGCTAGTCCGATTACAGCAGAGAAATGATAGGCTGCTAACAGAATCAAAAGAGAACCAATCAGAATTAAAACTAATTCTACTAAGTCACTCCAATACGGCCTTATAATCGAGTCACCAGAAAGAATCGTTGATAACGCTGATGCTTGAATCTCATGTGGAAACTTCAATCCCAATGGAGTTAGTATTTCCGGAACAATACCAAGAGCTGACACTCCAATTATAACAGTCTTGCCAGTTAGATCTGGTAGAGTATCAACACCAGCCTCATACCTGTCATGTTCTATAGAAAAGTTAATGTATCCGGTGCCATCTGAATTTGTTTTTGTATGTAGCTTTGGCGGAATAAATAAATCAACCACCCCCAAGTCTGGATCTGTATTAATAGTATATCCCTTTGTTTGCTTTTCAGCTCGAATGATCTCTACTGACAACGATGGGTATCTTTGATTATTGACTTGTACAACTAGTGGAAACTTACGTACTAATCCATCTACCTCAGGAGAAACATTAGATATACCTACACCCCATGCATAATGTTCTATCACTTCTACGTTAGTAAGGATCTTATTGTATTCTTGTAAGAAATCCATAGGATTTCCAGAACCTTTCATTGCTGTGCCTACAAATGGAGCAACATCAGTTCTTCCTCTTGGATCAGCCTTTTGGGATAAGACTACACCAGAATCTTTTATCCATGATTCGAACGCAGCATCTCCACCGAATCTATCAGCCTCTGGAAATGTTATTGTGAATGCTTTAATCTCAGCGTTTGCTGTAATGAGATCGGATATTATTTGAGCATAGTATTGTCTGGGTAATGGAAATTGGCCCCACTTTTCAAGGGTGCCTTCTCCTATTTCATATATTACTACATCTTTAGACTTTTGTATTGGAATTGATTTAATCTTTGAATCGAATCCCATGAGTTTAATCTGTTCTACCCATGATATGTCCGAAACTCTAAGAAACAGGCCTAATCCAATAACTATTAAAACTAACCACTTACTTGTTAAATATTTCATATATACACCTTAAACGTATACATCTACGATCATTCCTTTAAGATAACTAGGAAAACCATACTTACGTCTTATAAATCTTCGATAAGTGTTCATTGACCTTGTATAACACTCACACTACAGCCACCTGTCGTTAGGCAATTTTGAATCAAAGTATATGATTGATCTATTCCGCCTCTCTGAAATAAAGTTAAATCAGTTGGATATGTACCTCTTAAATCGATACTGGCTGCGTGATTGGCGTTATTGCCCTTTTGTCTAACATCTAAAGTATTGCCATCATTACGGGTTGTTATGTTTAGTGTCTTTGTACCATCACCCTGTTGTCGTAACCACATAGTATTATTATCACTCCAGATTAAAGAGTTAAACACATGTCCTGAGTTACTTCCACCACCATTTTGTTGAAATCCTACTATTGAATTATTGTTGCCGTGTATATCCATACGAGCATAATGTCCACCTGATTCTTGGCCATCATATGAGAAAGTAGTATCGGATGAATTAGTTAATGCTGCGCCTTGACCCCATCTGATAGAATTGTTGTTTCCATCTAAGTGCCATATTTGAATTTTATTCTCTGAGCCTGCGTTGTTCCATTGCTCAAAGTGTAATGAAACATTAGAACCATCTATATCGCACGAATTTACATTATAACAATCAATAGTATTATCATTACCTGCTTGAGTAATGCTTAAATTAAAGTTATCTCCGGTCTGGACATTTTCCAGAATTATCTTGTTATCACCCGCTTTGGTTAATGATGATAATGACAGACTGGCCATCACCAACAGTAATAACGTTACGTTTGCCTTCATTTGTACTCTCCAATGTAGTGTTTGAGCCTATAGGTATTCTAGCAGAAATGACACCATTGACATCTCTATAAAACCATATTTGGCCTGCACCTTGATCTATAATACTATTGTATTGCGTTTCTTTATTAAACCCTAAGGTTGTACCGGTAAATTCATTGTTACCTTGTGCTGACCGAGTCCCTCGTTTTAAAATATCTACTTCTTCAATAGCTACTAACACGTCTTGTAAGAAATCAACATCAAGTAGATCCATATCTAGTTCTGTAAATTCTAGATCATCATCTGCTAAATAGTCTCCTTCTAAATAGTCTGTATCAAGCTCATTGAAATCAAGAATACCGCCTGCATCGTTACTTCTAGCTTGAGACTGCTCTTCTTTCTGTTTGTCTATCTCTTTTGGTGGATTAACAATAAACATATTGTCAATCATGTTTAAATTAATGTTATCAAGTCGGACTGGTTGAGCTGGGCTTTGGTCATAGCTCGACACCATAGTTGCTTGATAAGCTTCTGTCAATGTAACTGTTCCTCCAGCATTGATTACTGTAATCTCGCCTGAAGGTGAACAATCACCATCAATAGTACATTCTGTTTCTGGTAGAAGTATTACTAAACTCCTTCCAAGTTCATCAATTGATGTTGTAAAATCGGTCCCACGAACTTGTACAGTTGCGGTGGGAGTATCAATAACGATGTTTTCCTTAGGTATTAAACCTAAGCGGCCGGTAGTGAAACGCGCAGTTCCACTTACCATCTTCATTTTCAAACCACCATCGTTAGTAGCTTTATCATAGTAATAGTCATATATGGTTATTTCAGTATTTTCAGTTAACCTGACCTCCGACGTATCTAAAAAATCGATTTTTAATCGACCATTAGCCGTTTCGACATGATCCATCGGTTGAATAGAAACATCAAGAGCAGTTAGCACTACTTCACCATCCTGGCGAGTAATTCCACCGCTGCCCTTGTGTTCGCTTATTCCGCCAACCTTATCAGCAAAAACTAATGATGAAACTAGTAAACTAGTCGCCAGTATCAGTTTGCTTAATGTTAACAACTGCATTTTCCGAATCAAAGTCTGCATCTATTATTCCGTAACAACTAGCGATGCTTCCACCACATGTTCCTGAGGTTTGCAATATGTCTATATCACCTGAACTACCAATCCACTCCATAGTGATTGATTGATACGCACCATCAGACTGAGTAGTAGCAAAGTTATTCGAACTTCCTATTACATCAATGTCCCATGTTACATCGTCAGAGTCAATATTAATATCCCATACGTTGCTTCCACCAGTGATATCGAGATCTAAGTTCAACCTTTCGGCTGAAGCCGCATATCCCCAATCAATATCAAAAGTGTTGCTGCTACCGCCAATGGCAACATCTACAACAGATGAATCAGCACTACCGCCATATCCTACGTTCCAATCCCATATGTTTGACGAGCCTGTTATAGCTAAATCTACATCAGTAGAGTCAAAAAGGGTTGGACCAAAGATTTGGTTTAAGTTACCAATCATATCAATATCCATAGTTACGTTGTTACCGGTTAATATCCAATCAGATGCGCAATCACCGCCAGTAATAGAACCACATAATTTATTACCATAACCGATTTGGTCAATAGTTAAATTAAGTGTATCACCAGATTGATCAAGCAAAATCTTGTTATCATTGGCTCCTGCGAACACAACCGCCGGACTTAATAAAAGCAAGAATAATATATAATTAAAATTTTTCATCCTCTTATTCCTTT